GAAGCTGACCGACGCCAACGCCGAGGCGGCCAACTACCGCACCAAGCTCCGCGAGACGGAGGCCAAGCTCAGCTCGGCCAAGACCGTCGAGGAGTTCGAGGCGGCGACCGCCGAACTGAAGGGGCAGGTCGAGGCGCTGGAGCGGCAGATCCTGCTCAACAACGTGGCGGCCAAGTATGAGCTGCCCACCGCCCTGGCCAAGCGCCTCACGGGCACCACCGAAGCCGAGCTGGAGGCGGACGCGAAGGAGCTCCAGAAGCTCGTCGCGCCGGCCCCTCCGGAATCGCTCGGCGGCGGCCTCGACCCCGATGACGGTGCCGACTTCGACCCCGTCAAGGCCGCTCGCGCGGCGCGCTCGCGCCGCTACTGACCCAGACCCCGGTGTGCAAGTGACGCACTCCGAGCCTCCCTGAATCCTCAACCGACAGGAGTACCAACCCCGTGGCATACACCCCGCACGACGTCATCAAGCCCGAGAAGATCGCCGCGACCGCGGCGGTCGCTCTCGAAGAGTCCCTGGTCGTTCCCGCTGTCTTCCAGCGCGAGGGCATCGACCAGTTCAAGGGCGCCAAGGGCGACGCCATCAACATCAAGGTCGAGGGAGTCCTGCCCTACCGCACGTACGGGTGGCGCAACGACCGCTCGACGGAGATCCAGTTCGACACCTACGCCGAGAAGACCGTCCAGGTCACCTTCGGCGACGACGTCTACTCGGGTGTCCAGCTCACCGACGAGCAGAACGACTTCGACCTGAACGGCTGGGCCAAGCTCATGGCCAAGCAGACCGAGGCGGTCGGCAAGGGCCTGGAGTACGAGGCCGTCGACTACCTGCTGAAGGCGCCGTACTCCGTCACCCTCGGTGGCGCGGTCTCCGGTCGCAGCCTGCGCAAGACCCTCATCCGGGCGCGCGAGGTCATGAACAAGTTCCGCGTCCCCAAGGAGCAGCGGACCCTCCTGGTCGGCTCCGGCTGGGAGAACGAGCTCCTGTCCGACCCGGACCTGAACCTGGCCTCCAACGTCGGTGAGGCCGAGGCTGTCTCCGCGCTGAAGGAGGCGACCCTCGGTCGCCGGTACGGCTTCAACATCGTCACCTCCGACGAGCTGCCGGCCGACACCGCGGTGGCCATGGTCTCCAGCGCGTTCATCTTCGCGACCGGCGCCCCGTCCGTCCCGCAGTCCGTCCCCTTCGGTGCCGCCGCGTCCTACAACGGCGTGGCTCTCCGCTGGATTCGCGACTACGACGCGACCCGGCTCACGGACCGCTCGATCGTGAACACCTACAAGGGCTTCCGCATCGTCGAGGACTTCCTCGTCGGCCGCGACGCCCAGACCCCGAGCCAGGGCTTCGTCTCGGAGAACCAGCACTTCGTCCGCGCGATCAAGCTCGACCTCGACGCGACGGCTGACGTGCTGCCCGACCCGGACGGCCCGGACGAGAAGGCCCAGGAGCTGGCCGCGATCACCGGCATCGCCGGTACCGCTGACGGCGCTGGCGTCTGATCCATCGGCTGAGTGGGGCGGGGTGTGCAAGTTGCGCATCCCGCCCCTCCCCGTGAGTGAAGGAGAACCATCTTGGCGAACTTCGCCACACTCGATGAGCTGAAGGCCCGCCTCGACTGGACGCTCGACGCTGACGAGGAGCGCATCGCGACCTCAGCCCTGGAGGACGCCTCCGACCTGGCCAGCTTCCACGCCGGCCGCGACTGGCCGGACGCATCCTCCGCCCCTCGCCTGATACGGACGCTGGTCCTGAAGGCGTGCAAGCGGTACATGGACAACCCCTCGGGCTACACGCAGTCCCGAGCGGGCGACGAGACGCTCGGCTGGAACGACAGCCAGGGCGAGGAGGCCGGCACCGTCCACTTCACGGCGGAGGAGCAGAAGCTCCTGGCCGAGATCGGCGGACGCAAGCCCAGCCTGTACTCGGCGCAGGTCTCCGCCTGGAACTCGGTACGCCGGCCCGTGGTGGCCGGCCTGGTGCCGGTCGCACAGCCGACCCCGGACTCCAAGCCGTTCCCCCTCTTCTCGGATGAGGTGGAGCCCTGGTGAGCTCGATGCAGCGCAGGCGTGGAGTCGAGGCCACCATCTGGAAGGCCCGCTACCACGTCGACAACCGCGGCAACGAAGTTCTGGTCGCCGACGCGGACGGCCCGCATCGCGTCCGGTGCGCGCTGATCCCGCAGCGCTCGGCCCGAGCCGAGGTTCCCGGTCAGCAGCAGATCAACATCACGCGCATGGTCGTGGACGCCAACCTCGAAGGCGTCGAGCTGTGGTCGCGGGTCGAGATGCTCGGAAAGGTCTGGGACGTCGTGACCCCGCCGGCCTACCACCACGGCGAGCGCAGGACCAGGCACTGGTCCATCGACGTGCGCGAGAGGCCGAGCTGATGGCCTACATCTACAAGGGCCTCAACGGCAAGAACATGGCGGAGTTCATCGCCTCCCTCCCCGAGGTCCAGGCTGAAGTCGACCAGCGTGCCTTCGAGATCGGCGTGCGCGCCGAGGAGCTCCTGCTCGCCCACCGCGTGGACGGCATCGCGCAGATCGACATCGCCAAGGGCGACATCGACGCCTACGTGGTCCTGTCCGACGCCAACGGCACCAACGCCAAGTCCAACTCGAACTCGGCCCTGTCGATCGAGTTCGGCCGCCAGGCGTACGACGTCGAGGTGGTCGACTCCCAGGGCAAGGTCGTCAACGAGTACACGGTCGGCGCCATGGAGGGCCTGCACATCCTCGAAGAGGCGTCGCATCTGCCTCGGAAGAGCGGCCCCAAGGCCAAGCCCAAGAAGCGCAAGGTCAAGATCCGGGCCGGCAAGAAGCGCGGCGGGGGTCGAGGCTGATGGCCGGACTGCCCGCCTACATCAAGGCGCTCGCCGAGCTCTCCCCGGTCGAAGACCTCATGCTCGCGATCCTGCGCGACGGACTGCCTGGCATCCAGGTCCGGTCCCTGATCGCCAAGGATCAGACGTTCCCCCTCGTGCTCGTTCGCCGTGACCCGTCCTTCGGGAACTGGCAGGGCGACACCCGATTCCTCGACGCAGCTCGCGTCGCGGTGCACGTCTTCTGTCAGGACCCCGATGGCGACGAAGACGCAGCGATCCTCTCCGAGGCCGTGCGCGTGGTCATCCGCGACGCCTGGCTCTCGCAGAAGGTCGTGCCCTCGCGCGGCCACATCACCCGAGTCGACCTCGCGTCCGCCCCTCGTCGGGTCACCGACTGGGCGACGTCGACCGGCCCGGTCCAGTACGCGGACCTCCCTACCGGTGTCTGGCGCTACGAGGCGACCTACGACATCGAGATCCGCAAGCCGCGCACCCGCCCGTACCCCACCCCGTAAGGAGAACTCTTCGTGGCACTGAACGACAACGCCACCCTCGTCATCGGCTCCGGCAACTACCTGACGGCGCCGGTCGGAACCGACCTCCCCGACGACCTGCTCGTCCCGACCTCCCCTTGGTCGATCGTCGGTCACACCTCGCTGGAGGACATCTTCTCGATCGCCTCCGAGGGCGGCGAGGCCACGGTCATCGGCACGCTCCAGAACAAGAGCCTGCGCACCAAGTACTCGGCCCGGTCCGAGACGATGACCTTCACCCTCCAGCAGTTCGACATCCCCGGCCTGAAGCTGTACTACGGCTCCAACGCCCCGGTCCTGCCGAACGGCACTGTCGGTGTTCCGACCGAGCCCACCCCGACCGTCGCGGCGTTCCTCGCGGTGTTCGTGGACGGCGAGAACCACTTCGCGTTCTACGCCCCGCGCGCGGAGATCTACCGCTCCGACGACGTGTCCTTCGGTGACACCGAGTCGCTCGCCGGCCTCCCGATCGGCGTGAAGCCGATGGCCTTCGGCTCCAACACCTACACCTACGCGATCACCCCGCTCGGCGGCTCCGTCGCCACGGGCGCGACCGCGGGTACGCCTGGCTCCTTCACCCCGGCCGACTCCGTCGCGCCGGCCAACCTGGCTGCGATGGCTTCGGTCATCGCGACCCCGAGCTCGGCCTGGACCACGGGTCAGAACGTCGTCCTCGGCGACGCCTCGACGGCGCACTGGGACGGCGACTCGTGGGAGGCCGGCGCCGCCTGATCGGCGGTCTTCTAAACCACCCCGGTGTGCAAGTGGCGCGGACCTCCTTGCACACCGGGGGCCCTTCGGGGCCCCCTCTCGACGGTCCGCTCTCTTCTTCCCCCCGACTACCTGGAGGTCCGCAACCCCATGGCCAGCTTCTCTCTTGACTCCATCCGTGCCGCCGCTGAAGCGAAGTACGGCTCCACCGACATCGACCTGGGCGACGGCTTCGTGACCCGCCTGGTCAACCCGCTCCGCCTGCCCAAGGAGAAGCGCGCTGAGCTCCTGAAGATCCAGGAGAAGATGGACGGCGACGACGTCGACCAGGAGCTGGTGCTCGCGGACGCGGTCCGCCTGGTCGCCGAGAACCCGAAGGCTGCCGAGAAGCTGCTCGACGCGGTCGGCTCCGACCTCGCGGTCCTGGCCCAGATCTTCGCGACGTACAGCGAGGGCACCCAGGTGGGGGAAGCCTCGGCCTCGGAGAGCTGATCGACAAGTACGGCGAAGGCATCTACCCCGACCTGCTCTTCCACTACGGAGTGGACCTCACTGAGGTGATCGCAGGTCGGGGGCCCGCGCCGGCACTCGTCCTCGCTCTTGTCCAGAGGCTTCCTGACACGTCCCTCACCATCGCCCTCGCGTCGGGCGGCAGGGACCACTTCGGCTGGGGGCTCGACCGCCACATGCAGGCCGACATCTTCGACGCGATCAACCAGAACACCAGAGCAACGGGCCAGTGGGGCAAGGGCAAGGCGCCCAAGATCCCGCTCTGGCCCCGCCCCAAGCCCGAGAAGAAGAACAAGGGCGAGGGCAAGAAGGGCCGTCGCATCTCCGTGGCGGATCTCTACAGCAAGTTCAACGCCAAGCGGAGGTAAGCGATGCCCCAGGGCCAGGTCATCGGACGCGTCAGCGTCCGCGTCCTGCCGGACACCAGTGAGTTCCGCCGCAAGGCCGAGAAGGAACTGGCCAAGGACGAGAAGAAGCTCAAGGTCGAAGTCCAGGTCATGCCGAACATGGACGGCTTCGAGCGGCAACTCCTCACCGAGATCAGCAAGATCAGCCAGCGCAACCGCCAGTCGGACGCGCGCAAGGTGAAGATCTACACCCGCATCGACACCTCGACGATGACGGGCGAGCTGGCCAAGGCGATCCGCAAGTACAACGACAAGGCACGCACCGGCCAGAAGGTCCAGCTCCAGACCGAGCTCGACGCGGGCGAGGTCAAGCTCAAGATCAGCGACGAGTCGCTGCGGAAGATGTCCGACCAGCTCAACGACTGGCGCGACCATCACTCCCCGCTGAAGATCAAGATCGAGCCGGACGTCGCCGCCTCGTCAAGCCTGGCGACCTCCGCCCGACTTGGCGTCCTGACCCGGCCCCGCACCGTCTCGATCATCCCGAAGCTCAACGAGGCCGCGGTCGCCAAGGTGGGCACGGCGCTCGCCATGCTCTCCGGCGCCCGCGTGCTGAACAAGCTCTTCAGCGAGCTGGGCGAGACCCTGATGAACCTGGACCGCAGCGTCCCGGTGATCGGCACCCTGGCTGCGGCCATCGCTGGTGTCGCCGGCTTCGCCCTGTCGGCCGCGAGCAACCTCTTCTCCCTGTCGGCGTCGCTCGCGCAGATCGGACCGACGGTCGCCCTGCTCCCCGGCCTCATCGGAGGCTTCGCGGTCGGGCTCGGCGTCACGATCGCCGCACTGAAGGACTTCAACAAGGAGATCCCCGAGGTCAAGCAGACCCTCTCGGAACTCCAGAACGTCATCAGCGCCAACTTCTGGGACAAGGCCCGCGAGCCGATCAAGGAGATGGTCGACTCCCTGCTCCCCGCGTTCCGCAAGGGCGTGGCGGACACGGCCACCGAACTCGGCGGCTTCTTCGGGTCGTTCGCCAAGAACCTCGGCACCTCCCTCTCGCCGGCCATGGGCCAGATGTTCGACGACCTCTCGAAGTCGATCAACATCGCAACCACCGGCACCGGCGCGTTCGCCGAGATCATCGCGACCCTCGGCAAGGTCGGCACCTCCTACCTGCCGCAGCTCGCGCAGTGGTTCGTCGACATCTCGCAGCAGTTCGCCGACTTCCTGTCGGCCAAGGGCGAGAACGGGATCAAGGCCGAGATCGACGAGGGCATCCAGGCCCTGAAGGATCTGGGCGGCGTCCTCTACAACACGTACGGCATTCTGTCCGGCGTCGCGAAGGCGGCGACCGAGGCCGGCGGTACGTCCCTCGGCTCCCTGAACCAGGCGCTCGCCGGCATCCACAAGACGGTCGACTCCCCCGGCTTCCAGTCCGGCCTGGTCGACGTCTTCAAGGCCGCGCACCAGGCGATGGACAACATCGCCAGCCAGTCCGGCCCGGCTGTCGAGAACCTGTTCAAGACCCTCGGTCAGCTCCTGACGAGCGTCCTCCCGCAGGCCGGCGAGATCATCGGCACGGCGCTCGGCGCCATCGCTGACGCCCTCGCGCAGCCCGCGGTAACTCAGGGCATCGAGACGCTGTTCAACGGGCTCCAGGGGGCCGTCACGGCCCTTGCCCCCGCGCTCGCCCCGGTGGGCCAGGCGCTCGGCGCGATCTTCAGCGTCGTCGGGCAGGCCCTGCCGATCTTCGCTCAGCTCATCTCGTCCGCGATCACCCCGCTCGCTGGGGCGTTCGCCACCCTGCTCCCTCAGCTCTCGCCGATCATCACCCTGCTCGGCGGCGCACTGACCCAGGCTTTCCAGGCGCTGGCTCCGGTCATCGAGCAGATGGTCCCGATCGTGGGCAACCTGCTCGGTCAGGCGTTCCAGTTCCTGGCCACGATCCTGCCTCCGGTCGCTGCGATCTTCGGTCAGATCCTCCAGGCCGTGATGCCTCTGGCGTCCGCCCTGATGGATGCACTGGCTCCGATCCTGCCCGTTCTGGCGCAGGCGCTGACCACGATCTTCGCGGCCCTCCAGCCGGTGATCGCCATCGCCCTCCAGATCATCTCGGCAGTCATCACGCCTCTGCTTCCGATGCTGTCCGAGGTCGTCCAGTCCGTCCTGCCTCCGCTGGCCGACGCGATCTCCCGCGTGGTCGAGGCACTCCAGCCGTTCCTTCAGGCGCTGCTCGCGGTCGTCAACTTCCTGATGCCGATCCTCGTGCCGGTGCTCCAGTTCATCATCGAGATCCTGGCCGGCGCCCTCGTCGCCGCGATCAACGGTGTGGGCCTGGTCCTCGAAGGACTCAAGGGATTCTTCGTCGGAGTCTTCGACTACATCGTCGGCTTCTTCAAGATCTGGTGGGGCCTGTTCAAGGGCATCTTCACCGGCAACTGGGACATGTTCAAGGACGGGTTCAAGCAGCTCTGGAACGGCATCCTGGGGATGCTCAAGGGCGTCTGGGACACCATCCTCGGCGCACTCGAAATCTTCCTCAACATCGGCATCCTGGGCGCGGCCGGCAAGGGCCTGAAGGCCATCGGCGCTCTGTTCAAGGCCGGTTGGAAGGCTGTCGGCGAGATCTTCACGGGCGCGTTCGCCGCGCTCCGTGGGTACGTCAGCATCGGCCTGACCGGAATCCGCGGTCTCGTCTCTGACGGCATCGCCGCGGTCGGCCGGTTCTTCTCCTCGGGCTGGACGACGATCCGCACCACCGCCTCCTCGGCGCTGAGCAGTCTCGTCTCCACCATCGGAACGTGGATCGGCAAGGCCGTGACCACGGTCAAGGGTTTGCCTGCCAAGGCGAAGTCCGCGCTCGGGTCGCTCGGCTCGACGCTGATGGAGGCCGGCAAGGCGCTCATCAGGGGCCTCATCTCCGGCATCAGCTCGATGTTCGGCTCGGTCAAGTCCAAGCTCGGCGACCTCACCAGCAAGCTGACCGACTGGAAGGGTCCGCTCCCCAAGGACAAGGTCCTTCTCTACAACGCCGGTGTTGTGATCATCAAGGGCCTGATCAAGGGCCTTGAGTCGCAGTTCGACAACGTGAAGAAGAGCCTCAGCGGCCTGACGGACCTGATCGGCAAGGCCAAGCTGAGCAAGTCGGTGACGAACAAGGTCAAGGCCGACCAGGCGCAGCTCAACTCGCTGCTCTCGGACTACGAGAAGCTGTCGAAGAAGGTCGACGACGCCAAGAAGTCCCTCGCGGACCTCAAGGCAGCGAAGGCCGACTACGCCGCGAACATCGCCCAGAAGATCGTTGACGCAGCCAACGTCACGAACATGGAGGGCGGCTTCAAGGGGATCATCGAGCAGCTCACGCAGGCTCGGGATCAGGCGCGGCACTTCGCTGACGTGCTGGCCAAGCTCAAGAAGCTCGGCCTGAACGCGGACTCGTTCGACCAGCTCGCGCAGGCCGGCCCCCAGGCCGGCATGGAAGCGGCTGAGGCGATCCTCAGTGCCGGCCAGGCCGGCGTCAGCCAGGTCAACAAGCTGGAGAAGGAGATCTCCAGCGCGGCCGACAAGGTCGGCAAGACCGCAAGCCAGGTGATGTACGACAACGGCATCCACATGGCTGAGGGCTTGGTCAAGGGTCTGGAATCGCAGGCCGACAAGATCGAGAAGCAGATGCTGAAGATCGCCGACTCGATGGTCAAGGCCATCAAGAAGGCGCTCGGTATCCACAGCCCCTCCAGGGTTGCGAAGAAGCTCGGCTCGTACTTCGGGCAGGGCTTCTCCCTCGGTGTGGTCGGCGAGAAGTCCAACATCGCCCAGGCGGTCGAGGACTCCCTGCTCATCGGCCCGACCTCCAACTCCACGGCGCGCAACATCGCTTCGGCGGTCGGCAGCGCCCTGAGCAGCGGCTCCTCGACGGGAGGCAGCTCGAAGACCCTCAACTACTACGCGGCACCCGGCTCCTCGCTCGGCTCTGAAGAGGATCTGTTCGCCGCCGCCAACCGAGCCAGGATGGGATGGTGAAGTAAGTGCCAAAGCTCCTGCTCGTGAGCGGCGCAGACACGATCAACCTCAACGAGATCGACGAGCAGGGGGTGGGTTTCCAGGCCAAGTCCGGTGTGACTGGCCTGGGCCTGCCCCCTGTGTCGGTCCAGTGGCTGGAGGGCGCCGGAGACGGCGCCGTCTTCCGCGGGACCCGCGTCCAGACGAGAGACATCGACCTGCCCCTCGACATACTGGCGCTCGACCGCGCGGACCTACAGAAGAAGCTCTCCCGGCTGGCTCTCATGCTGGCCGGGGGGTGCTCCCTGGTCCTCGACGACGACGGCATCCAGTGGTCGACCGAGGTTCACCGCGTCGGAGGTGGCGAGTACACCTACGGCGAGGACACGATCGGGACGAACGAGTTCCAGACCGTGCTCACGCTGCGGGCCGGCGACCCGTACTTCATCAGCTCCCAACAGCAGGTGCGTACGGTCTCCGGCGCGGTCGCAGGCACTGCGTTCCTGACCAACCTCGTATCCATGAAGGTCTCCCCCTCGCAGGCGATCGGCTCCATCGACCTCTCGAACTCCGGTGACGTTGCGGCGTACCCGGTGTGGGAGGTCCGCGGTCCCGGTGACCACTTCGTCGCGACATCACCCAGCGGCGAGACGCTGAAGTGGAACGGCACCCTGACTGCCGGACAGCGACTGATCGTCGACACCCGCAAGGGCACCGTGCAAGACGAGACCGGCGCCAACCGGTACGACCTGTTGGACACCGCCCCACGGTTCTGGACCGTCCAGCCGGGCGAGTCCACCGCGACCGCCTCCCTGTTGAACACCACCAGCGCCTCGCAGATCACCTGCTCCTGGTATCCCCGGAAGTGGATGGTGATCTGAGTGCGCCTGGAAGACATCACCGTCGAGGTGCGTGACAAGACTCTGGTCCGCAGGGGCATCATCCGCCCCGAAGAACTGGACCTGGAACTCACCGACAACTTCAACAACCTCGGCTCGTGGACGCTGACCCTGGCCTCGGAGCATCCGCTGTGTGACACGCTGCGGACGCCCGGCGCCGGGATCATCGTGACCGGGCCCGACGATGTCTTGCTGTCCGGGCCGATGGTGAAGTCGGAGTTCTCTTCGACCCCCACCGACCCGGACGGCTCGGTCTCCTTCGAGGGCGTGTCAGACACCGTCTGTCTTGCAGATGCGCTGGCCTTCCCTCAGCCGTCCAACCCGGACGGCGCCAGCCAGACCGAAGCGCATGACGTGCGCACCGGCAGGGTCGAGACCGTCATGCACGCGTACGTCAACGCGAACATCGGACCCTCGGCTCCGGCCGCTCGTCGCAAGACGGGGCTCGTCATGGGCACGGACCAGGCCCGCGGGCCGATCATCAACCAGTCCGCCCGCTTCCCCGTTCTGGGCAACCTGCTCACCGAGATCGCCCTCCTGGCCGGCCTCGGCTTCCGGGTCGTGCAGCGCGGGGCGAACCTGGTCTTCGAGACCTACGCCATCACCGACCGCTCGGCCTTCGTTCGGCTCGACGTCCGCAACGGGACACTGTCTGGACAGAAGGTCGGCATCTCCCCGCCCGGTGTCACGCGCGCCATCGTGGCGGGCCAGGGCGACCTCACCGAGCGGCAGTTCCTCCAGGTCGACAGTGCCGAGTCCATCGCCGCAGAGGCTGACTGGGGCCGGCGCATCGAGCAGTTCGTCGACCAGCGCAACACCGACGACTGGGCCGAGCTCCAGCAGGCCGGCGACGAAGCCATCGCAGACGCAGGCTTCACCGCGATCAACGTCCAGGTCGTCCCCATGGAGGACAGCCAGGCCCGCTTCGGCAAGGAGTGGGGACTCGGCGACGCCCTGGTCGTCATCGTCGATGACCAGGAGCTGAAGTCCACCGTCACCGGCTACGTCATCAAGGCGAACCGGGACGGCTTCCGGCTCGGCGCCCTGCTCGGCGACGCCACCGGCTTCGACGCGAGCGCGGCCCTGAACAAGCGCGTGGCCAACACCGAGACCCGCCTGTCCAACCTGGAGGCCAACTCCGGGGGCAGCGGCTCCTCTTCATCCGACCAGATCATGCAAATCATGGGGGTGTGGTAACCGATGGCGAACACGCCCAAGCGTCTGAACCGAAGCAACTCCACGACGACTCAGACCGTCGTCTACACGGTGCCGACCGGCGCGACGACCATCGTCACGAACATCGTCGTGACCAACTCCAGCACCACCGCGGCCACCGTGCTGATCCGCTTCGGCTCCGTCGCCATCGTCCCGAACACCCCGGTCCCCGGTAACGGCATCTTCACCCTCGACATCAGCCAGGTGCTCACCGAGGGCAACACCATCGACGTCCAGGCCAGCAGCACGACCCTGGGCATTCACATCTGCGGAGTGGAGGTGACCGCCTGATGGGCTTCTCCGTAATCCCAGAGCCGGCCATCTCCGGCTTCACCGGCCCGACCGGTGCGGCTGGCGCCAAGGGTGACCCCGGCGTCATCCAGTCGATCAACGGCAAGAGCGCTGCCTCCGTCACGCTCGCCGCCTCGGATGTCAACGCCCTGCCGTCCAACGCCAACGCCACCGTCGCCGCGACGTACATCAACATCGACCGGCCAGCCGGCAACTACCGCGCGTTCCGCTGGCTGACCGATGGAGTCAGCCGCTGGGAGGCCCAGGTCGACGACGTCGCAGAAGCGGGCAGCGCGGCCGGCTCCGACTTCCGCCTCTCGGCCCGCAACGATGACGGCACGTTCAACAAGACCGTCATCCACGCCAAGCGGTCGGACGGCACGATCACCTTCGGCACGACCGTGCACCACGGCACGGCCCAGGTCACCTCGGCCGGCGCGCTGGGCCTGCGCGATCTCACCGTCGACCCGGCCACCACCACGGGCGGCGTCTTCCTCTACTCGAAGGCCGGCCTGCCCTACATCAAGCAGGCTGACGGCACCGTCTTCCAGGTCGGGACCGGCGGGGGCACGGCCCCCGTCACCTCGGTCAACACCAAGACCGGCGCAGTCGTCCTGGCCGCCTCCGACGTGGGCGCCCTGCCCACCACGGGCGGGACGCTCAGCGGCGAGCTCAGCGTGAATGGTACGGCTGGCACGTACCGCGAGTTCTCCTTCAAGTCCGGTGGCGTGAAGCGCTGGTCATTCCAGGCCGACAACACGGCCGAGCCTGCTGACGGGAGCGGCTCCGACTTCCGGATCTTCTCCCGGAAGGACGACGGCACGTTCAACCTGAACGGCCTGTCGATCACCCGCAAGTGGGCGCAGACCACCTTCGGCGACGGTAGCCCGCTCGGCGACGCGAAGGCCACCACGGGCGGAGCGCACGGCCTGCGGAACATGACCTGGGAGCCGGCCCTCCCCAACGAGGGCTTCCTGCTCTACGCGCAGAACGGCCTGCCCTACATCAAGCAGGGTGACGGCACGGTCTTCAAGGTCGAGGCCGCAAGCGTGGCCCCCGTCTCCTCGGTCAACACCAAGACTGGCGCAGTCGTCTTGACCGCGTCCGACGTCTCAGCTGTCCCGGCCTCCTCGGTCGGCGCCGCATCCGGCGTCGCCCAGCTCGACTCGACGACGCGCCTGCCGATCGGACAGATCCCCGCGGTGGTGGCGAAGAACGAGTGGACGCCGCAGGCCCTCGGCTTCCAGGCGTGGTCCCTCGACCCGGCGACGCTGGCCACCCCGACGACCGGGCGCGCGATCACGATCGGCCGCACCTACCTGGCAGGGTTCAACATCACCGAGCCGACCACGGTCAGCAAGCTCTTCGTGTTCGCCGCGGGCTGGGCCGGATCGACCGCAGTCCCGGCGGCCCGGTTCTTCGCCGGCCTCTACAAGGAGGACGGCACCAGCGTCATCAGCTCGGGCACTACGGCCCTGTCCAACGTCGGGGCCGCCGGCCAGACGACCGGCTCTCCCACCGTGCAGCAGAACTCGCACGCTGGCGCCGTGCCCTTCCCGTTCACCGGGTCGGTCACCTTGCAGCCGGGCCGCTACTGGGGCGCCTTCCTGATGAGTGCCGGCGCGACCACGGACTTCTACTACTTCTACGCGCAGAACGAGGCGGCGACGAACACGTCGATCTTCCACAACCTCTCCAGCGCGTTCATCCGCAACGCCTACGTCAGCGGCATGGCGAACCTGACGACCGCGCTCACGAAGGCCAACTTCCAGCTCAACCACGACCAGATGGTCATGGCCCTCGCGTAAGGAGTGTGCAAGTGGGAGCGTCCCTCTACCCGCCCCCGGTCGAGGACCCGACCGTCACGACGTCCGGCCTGACGCCCGGCGCAGGCGTCACCGTGAACAACTTCATGGGCCGGAAGATCAACGGCGTCTGCTCGTTCGGCTTCGACCTGGCCGTGACGACCAAGTTCAACGCGGGTGCCACCGCCCCGTACAACCTCGCCGACGTCGTCATCGCGACCCTGCCTGTCGGCTACCGGCCGGCCCGCACGATCACCGTCATCTACTCGACGGGCTACGCGGACGGCGAGTGCGACGTCACGACGAACGGCGAGGTCACCATCCGCACCACGAACACGTACAGCATCGAAGTCGGCGACACGATCCGCTGCTCCGGCGCTTTCGTCCTGTAACCCAAGGAGGCCCAGCAAGTGGCGATCACGTCTTACCCCTTCGACAGCACGGCTGTCACCGAGACCGACTACTCCCGCCTGTTCCGCGAGTTCCAGTCCACCGGCGTTGCCGATGGCGTGGGCGGCACCGGCCTCTCCGTCTTCGCGGACGGCACGGGCATGACCGTGAAGGTCAACTCCGGCTTCGCGATCGTTCGCGGTCACGCGATCTACTCGACGGCGATCGAACCGCTGACGGTCACCGCGTCCAACACCACGGCCCGCGTGGACCGCGTGGTCCTGAAGCTGGACCCTGCGACCAACTCGATCACTCTCGTGGTCAAGG